AGTATCATTGTATTTTTTAAAAAAATCAGAATCGTCCCAGCGTTGAGATAGATTGTTAGTAATTTTACTTGCACTGTTAGAACTTCCAGCACTATTCTTTCCTAATACTAACGGCAGATAATGATCCTGTAGACTTTTTAAGTCTTGTGGTTCTAATTCTTTTATACCAACTGGATATCCTTCAAGTGAAAGTTTTAACATGTTTCTAATATTTCCTTTGTCATTATACCAGTTTTAAATCCAGATGTTAAGTCAATAGTTTCGCCTGTATTAAAAAAATTAATTATTTTACTTGCTAAAATTTTATGATTAACTTCAGAAAAATGATTGAATCTATTGTCGCCAGTTTTTTCATGGTATGCCATAGAAGTTTTTTCATTATCAAATTCTGATCCAGATGCTTCACACAAGTTTCCTTCTATACCTTGAATGTTGTGAAAGCCTGGTAAAATTAAACACTTAATATTTTGTTCTCCATACAAGTTTATTCTAAGAGATAATGCATCAAGCAGTGTATGATAATGCAAAATGAGGCGCCTTTCTGAATACAAATGTCGTTTATACATTTCTAATGCATCATACTCTTGTTGGGTAATATCTACACCAGGAGTCATTTGTGTTGCCATATGAACAGCCATATATGGTTTATTTTCAAAGAACCATTCTCTATATAAATTAGTTAATTGTATTATAACACAGTCTCCTGATTTGAACAATAATTCTTTTTCACGTAATTGCTGATAAATGTAATCATTAGAACAACCTAAAATAGCATAGTTAGTATGAGGATCTTTACTTATAGCATCACTTACTATTGTTGTCCAACTTTTTTCTAAAGGTAGATATGTTACTTCAGTCTTATTAGGACCAAATACTTCTTTCATATGTGCATGAGGAATAGAAAAACTATCGCCAAAAATATGCAACATTATACTGCACCTGTTTCCAACAAGATATTAAAAGACAAACTAATTCTATCATTGTTAGTTTTGTTTTCATTTACACTATGATCTAAAAATCCTGGAAACAAAATTAGCCTACCTTGCTCAGGGGGAAAAGAATTTTCGTGTGCAATAGAACTGCCAATAGGATTGCATTTTAACGCTTTCAATGTATTTCTAAATACAATGTCGCCGTCATCGCCACCAGTTTTAAACCAATATACTCCACTAATATGTGCGTTACCATGATCGTGAATATGCGATGAAAGGCCAGGCTTGTTTAATGTTAACCACGAAGAAGTCATTGCTGCTTTGTAGGCAGGCTGAACATTACATGCTGCCATATAATTTACACAGTGACGCATAATAGTTTCACCGGTAATTTTCATATTTTTTAATTGCAATAGATGTTCAAAAAAATCACCTTGATTAGATAGATATTGTGAAGATGAACTCCAATTTGGGTTTTGTCCCCAAGTTCCTTCGCTGTATAGATTATCAACTATAGGCTGTAATTCGTTTTGTACATTTGTATATTCTTGATTTACTAGTTTATGTGTGTATAAAGGTGTTGGAAATAAAGAAAAAATTTCTCCTTCATTTTCTTTTTCCATGTTATTCTCCTTTAAGCTCTATCGTTATGTGTGATCTCTACTAGTATTTTAACAGCAGGAAAGTAAATGTAATTTATTCCTGAGTTGTAAAGAGTGCGTAAAGCATCGTCAATAGATTCAACAAGTGGTTCGCCACCTAAGTTAAAACTAGTATTAAACAATGCAGGTACTCCAGTTTGATCTTTGAATTCCTTAATTAGGTTATACCAATGTACATTTTGTTCTCTAGATACTGTTTGTATTCGACATGTGTCGTCTACATGTATTACTGCTGGTATTTTTTCTTTCACTCCAGGTTGGCAATTAACAGCATACATCATACTTGGTGAATCTTCCATGCCACGCAAGTCAAACCAATCATGTACATCATCTTGTAATACAGTTGCAGCAAATGGTCTAAAATATTCGCGCTTCTTCACTAAATTAACAAAATCTTTACCGTCTGGATCTGTTGGATCATACATTAAAGAACGATTACCTAATGCACGTGGGCCGCTTTCACCTCTTTCTTGATATAGTGCTACAATATTTCTGTTTCTAATAGTATCAATAACTTGTTTATAATCTACATTTGTTGTTATCTTACCATTATATTTTTTTGCAGTTTCTCTAATTGTATCTTCTGTAATAGTTTGAACTGGCCCCAAAAATAAATTTTCGTCTTTTTGTCTGACTTTTTTATCTTCATATGTTTTATAATAATGATAAAATGCTGCGCCCATTGCAGTACCTGCATCATTGCTAACAGGTTCTACATATATCTTTACACCTTCTGGTAAATGTTTTAAGTAGTAATAATTAGCAACACAGTTTAGTGCGTAACCGCCACTAATAACAATGTTTTTATTTCCAGTACGTTCAATTGATTTTAAAATTAAATCAAGTACAAGTTGTTGAGATTCTACTTGAACATTGTATGCCATGTTTCTACGTGAAGGAAGTTGTGTAACATCTTCTCTATCAGATTTTCTAAGCAATTCTTGAATTTTGTTTTGTTCATCTGGATTATCAGGATCACTAACCGAACTAACTATATCGTTAGGATCATACATTCTGTCTCTTATTTCTGGAAATTGGGATTCATTGACCCATGCTCCGTTTGGATATGTGTTAGTAAATAGGTCTTTGTTACCACCAAAGATGTTAGTGTAAATTTTAGGTGCTTTATGTGGTTCTCCGTATGGAAACAGACCCATTGTTTTGCCCGCTTCAATAGAATCAAACCCGCAAAATCTTGTTACTGCTTCGTATGCTTTAACAATACCTGCTTTATCGTTGATCATTACTTCTGTGCCATTACCATCTCTATTGTAATGTTCAGTCTGCCAAGGCCCGTTGCCTCCAAAGTGCTTATAAATTTCTTTGAAACCTGCAGGATATGTGCAATCAAATATACTTTCAACTTCAAACATAGTTTGTCCGTCAGGTCTTTCTACAAATGTTCCTGCACCGTCAACAATTATAGCACTTGCTTTTTCAAACCCAGATCTATAAAATGCTAGTGCAGCATGACTTCTATGATGTTGATCATGATATTTAAAAACCTGTGTTTCGGGATCGTCAATTAATCTTAGTTTTCTAGCGAGTGCTGTATACACATCTTGAGGCACATAATCATTTATAGGCTCTGCAAGTTGTGTGTGTGATATTGCAAGATAATCAATCTTATCTGTATAATCTAAAATTTTAATCATACTTGCAAAAGGTCCACCGTCGTATTTGTAACGAGATAATCTTTCTTCTTCTATTGCAAATACAATTTCGCCGTCTTTTAGTAGACAAACACCTGCATTATGCCCTCTAGCAATTCCTGCAATGTAGCCTGTTTTTCTCATTATTGTTTTCCTAAAGTATCTTTAATTTGTTTTACAATTTTTTTCTTAGTGTCGTCACTTAGTTTCATTAAATTTTCGTTATGTCTATCAATTCTAATATCTATTACAACTCTAAGAGGAGAATATATTCTCTCGCCTAATCCGTTATCTATAATTTTTAGTGTGGTACTTTCCGGATATGAAATATTTTCAGGAAATGTACTACCTATAACTACTGTTCCAGGTTTTTTAAGAGCGTGAACAATATGTTGTCCTACGGAATCACAACCTAAGAAATAATCTGCAGCATTTATAATTGCAGTCCATTGTAATAAACTTACTTCTTCCGGAAACATTACATTTAAGTTTCGTTCCGTTGGTATTTTCATACTGCTCATTAGTATAACAGCATAATCTTTATTCAATTCTTCAAGTAAGTCTACAATATCATCTACTTCAAACGATCTACCACTTTCATCAACAATTACTCCGCCATGTATTGTAGCAGTAGATCCAAATGGTTGAAATATTAATACTTTATCTTTTTTGAAATGTCTTTTTGCTTCTGCTACTAGCTCTTCACCTGTTGCAATATCTTTTTTTCCTATAAAGAGTTCATTGTATACTTTGGTTTCCGGAACTGTTTCAGGTGGATAATCATAATTAATCAGCATGTCAAAGGCTTGCACTAAGTTTGCTCTTTGAGTAAAATAAGCATTAAGTTTGTAAGGTTCAGGTGTAATGATTTCTCTATCTTTTAATTTTTCAAAAAGATTAGGATCATTAGCAGGAAAGGTATTGTTAACTAATATTTTACTGGTTAGATATAAATCAATCCAACCTTCTACAATAATAGGTGCTGTTGGATCAATATTTTTTAAATGATATTCTAATGCTGGAATCGCACAAAGTACACGACCGGCACCACCGTTGATAAAGAATGCTTTTTTCATTAATATTATAACCTTTGCTTATGCTGTTGTTATAATATTTATTGTGTTCTGAAAAGCCTAATTAATAATGTGGTTTAGTTTACACCGTTTGGAAGCATACTAATAGCAGTAACATCAGCATCGCCTCTGTCAGCAATCCTTGTAACAGTTACATCCGGATCATTAAAGTTTGGATCTGGTCCATCATCAGGTGACTCTGGAAATCTAACCAAATAACCTGGAACATCTGCCCAATCTGTTGGCATATCTCTTAGTTTCTGTCTATAATCACGCCACGCCTGTTTTAATGATTCTGGCATGTCTTCTGCTATTTTACCATCGCTATTAGCCAATCTTGTGTTTCTTTCAGTTCTTAAGAAATCCCAACCTTCAACTGCTGCTGCTCTATCCATCGGAGCCCACTGTAATGGTGCTTTATAATCTGCATATAATGCATATTCGTTATAAACTTCACAAATGTGTGTAGGATCAGGAATAATAGCATTTGGTTGATCACTAGGACCAACTTCTACTTCATATACTTTAGGTTCTTGTACACCACCCCACAATAAAGCAATTTTTATTGTGTTTTCATTAGTGTCTGCTCTAAGAATTTCTCTTCTAATGTTTAATGGAAGAGGACAATCAGGCTCTTCATGCTCCGCATGACACTGCTCTAAGTATCCAGTTTCTTTATCAATCCATAAAATTATATGATCTGGTCCGTCGTATTCTTGCGTACTAGTTTTACCTTGCTCAGTAGTTCCTGAATACATATAATCTGGTATAGCGTAAGTTAGTGTCTTTTTGATATTTGCCATTATGTTTTGCTCCTTAACTATATGTTACTCTTACTAATCCACCAGCACCAAATGAACCCCAACAAGCATTACGTGAACCAGTACCATGTCCTGCTCCACCGCCTCCTGGAAATGCTGCGTGTGCCGAGCAACAAGCCAAGTTACCTGTACACCAGTGTTTACCACCTACTCCGTGTGGTGCTGCAAATGGACCTGAAGGACCACCTGCTACTGAAAAGTAATCAGCACAACAGTTGTACTGTCTGTTCATTGAACCTGCTGTTCCTCTAAATG